TAACCTATAAAAATAACACCATCAGGAGGCGCATTAACATTTGTGTATGCTGCTGCACTAAAATCTGAATATAAAATAAAGTTCAGTGGAACAATTAATTTACCAGATTGACCCGGTACAACTAATACTGTTTGAGTTGGTAAAGCCTTTATCTGGTCGTTATCTAATTCAACTTCTGCAACCAAATACGATGAACCACCAGGGTTAGCTTGCAAATAATCAGCAATCATATTAATGAGTTGCCTGGGATCATTAGCCTTTGAATTTATAGCTAACTGTATTTGTTGAATTGTCATATCTTTTTATTTAAATTCATTTGATGAATGTACTCGTTTACTGAAATAGCCACCCCATCACGATCTATAACTGCACTCACCGCCATGTTTTTCATAGCTCTTAATGTCTGTCTTTGAAGATCGTTATTCTCTATAATCAATTTATTCTGCTCTGAAATAGCAACTGACATTCTACCGTCATGTGTTGTACTTAACTCAGCAGATTCTTTTATACGATCATAATTAACTCTTGGGACTCCTTTTACAGCATGATAATTCTTAACGAAAGCATTTATATCTTCTGCTGGTATCTTCTCATCGTAGATAGCTCTGATAGCTGGGTGATATTTCTTATTCGTTTCGGTAGGTATTACCGCTTCACCTTCATTTAACCAAGCTGGAATAGTATCTACACCTGAAGGATGGCCGTTGCGCTTAACGTATAGGTCTCCTTTTGCAAACTTAGGTTGGTTGTTCTGTAATGATTTTACAAGAGCATATCCAGCAGCAAGTGATGAAACTATTATTGCAATAGATCCGATTACTTCAGCCGGGCCTGTTACTGGGTCAGCTATTTTAGCAACAGCCCCAGTAATTGCAACTAATAGTTGAGATGCTTGCAAGGCTGCGTTAATAGCTAACTCCTTCCTTGCAGCATTTTCTTTTTGTATCTGTAATTCCTTCAGTCTATCCTCTTCTTGTTTCAGATAAGCAGCATTACCACGTTCTGCAATTCGGATAGCCGCATCAACTCGTTTCTCTTGTAATGAAATAGAGCGATCCAAAGCTGCTGATTCAGCTTCGTTGGCTTTCTGCCAGAACTCAATTACAGAATCTGCAAGCTGTGCTATTGACTGCGTATAATCATTTAACGAATCTACTTTCCTTTTATTCGGATCAGTATTTTTATCTTCAGCATCTTTAATAGCATCCTCTTTTTCTCCCGTTGCGATTTTCGTCCGTAAATCATTCCTGCGTTGAGTTAAGTCTTTATATTCCTGAGAATTTTTATCAAGTATAGTAGCAATATGCCTATCAAGTTCGGCTAATTCAGAACGCTGGTTATTTAATGTAGTATCTCTACGAATACCTTCTTCACGTTTCTGGATCGCAGTAAGCTCTTTTTGAAACTGCTCGTAGTTAATTTTACCTTGTAAGAATCTATTCGAAGCGTCTCTGACTTCATTAGCCAGGTTTTCATCTCTAAAGATTAACCCGATATTTAAACCTTTGCCAATAGCATCTAACGACTGTTTAAATATATCAGCAGCTAAATCTTTACGTTGGCCAGCAAACTTCGAAAGTATATTAAGAGAATTTTGTTCACCTGATTCAATTATTCTAGCCTTAACTCTTTGATAAGTTTCTTCACCTACTAATAACCTATCAAGATCCAGCGCCTTTAGTCTATCATCGGTAGATTCTTTCTGATCTGCTAATTCTTGTTGCTCATTAAAATCAATTAATGCTTTTCGCTTATCAAACTCATCTTGTATAAGATTTAAAGTATCTTCAGTCGTTTGTGATTGTAGTTTGCGTAGGTCGTCGTTAAGTTTCTCTCTTGCGTCTAATACTTTTTTATTGAAGTCTGATAATGCCTTTTCAAGTTCAGCTTTATTAACAGTAGTTGCTAACTCAATTAATATCTTTCTTTGAGTAGGCGTAATTTTATCCGAAGCAATATCTTCGATTCGTTTCTTCTCAACCGCTAGTTTAGCCGCAAACTCTTTATTTATTGTTTCTATACCTTCAGCCTCTTGTGCCCTTAACTCAGTAAGCCTGGCAATTAACTTTGCTCTTTCAGCTTCAAAAACATTTTCAATCGCTTTTGTGTTAGTTGTCTTACCAGTATCTGGCGCAATTAAATCCTCAATATTAATTAACCCTAATGATAATGCTTTATTAACCGCCTCTTGAGCTGCTTTAACTTCAGGATCATTCTCGATAGCTTGTTGTACTGCTGCCGCCTGTAGTTGATTCTGTACTCTTACATTTGCCTTAACAGCTTCTTTTTTAAAAGCATCAATATCTTTCTGAGTAAGTTTTACATCTTTTAATTTACCAGACTTAGGATCAAAGACAGGAACAATATCGCCAATCTTTAACTCAGGCTGCTTAGTTAGATCAGTACGGATATTCTTTTCAGTTATTTCAGACAGTCCAGCTTTTAATCTTGCAGCTTCTTGAGCTAGGAATAGTGTTTCAAATCTTTGTGTCAATATATTCTCGGCCGCTTTTGCCCTTGCTCGTTTCTCTATAACTTTTATCTGACTTTCAATAGCTGAGTTAACTAGAGCAATGTTATCAATCTGTTTAAGATCAATTTTATTTCCCTCTTCAGCAGTTTTGTTATACTCTTTTGCTAGAGCTATCCTTTGTTTCTGTGGGATGCTAAGATCATTTAAACTATTTTTTATAAGAGTTAGATGAGTTACCTGAGAAGAAAATGATTTAATAGCTTCATCATTTATTTCTTTGAGTAGCTTTTGTTGTTCTGCTGCTTTCTCAGCTGCATCTGCATATTCGGCAAGTTTTGAAACTAAAAACCCTATTCCTACAATTATTGCACCTATCCCAGTAGCCGCCAACGCAATTCTAAATGCTTTCAAAGCACCTGTAGTCGTGCCTATAACAGCAGCATAAACTGTTTGTGCTCCTGATTGTGCCAGTGTAGCCAGCGCCCCTTCCCTTCTCGTAAGATTTGATAGCTGTTCTAAAGACTGAAGCAGTTGCATGGCTGCGAAAAGCTGTAGTGTTTTCTTCTGTAGCTCTTCACTCGCTCCACCAGCTAATACACTAATTGAAGTGTAGGCTGAAAATGCAGCAGTAGCAGCAGTTATAGACGCTTTACCAAAATCGAGTAATTTAGTATCTGAGGCGAGTATCTTAATTCTTTGTTGCTGATCTCCGTAAGCATCAGTAAGTTTAGCAACACTTTTTTCAAGTTCAAAGTACTGTTTTGTATTTCCTTTACCTTGTTGCTCTAATTTAACCAACTCTTCACGACCTTGCCGGATCTGTGATCTTAACGATACTGTAGATTCACCTGCTGACTGAGCGGCTGCATCATAATCTGCCAATGCTTTATTACCAGCTTCAACCGCAGGAGCTAACGCCTTAAACTCTTCAGATTCCTGATTCATCTGAGATAAAGCCAGTTCTGCGGCTGCAATAGCTCCCCGTAGTTGTTCAAACTCGGCTGCTGAAGCACCTACAGCTTCACCTAGTCCAGTACCACCTGGTGGAATTAACTGAGGGATCTGTTGCGGAGTAATAGGAGGTAAAGGAATACGACCTTGCCCTACCCTAGCAGTTGAGTTTGCAAAGTCAGTAGCCAATTTCGTAGCTTTCTGATACTCTATTTCAGTTTGCTTAACTAAATCAGTAAGTTTCTGCTGTTCTACCTGAGCCAATTTTAAAGCGTCCTGCCGCTGCTTAATTATTCCAGTATTACTTCCTTTATTAGCGTTATCAAGTTCTCTTTGCTGGGCTATTACAGCGTCGGAGGCGGCTTTCAGGGCAATCTTTAACTCTTGCAGCTTCTTATTGACAATATCTTGTTGTTGGGAGAACTTTTGAGTAGATGCAGTTAATGAATCAATGCCCTTAGTATAGGCACTGTCATCTATTTCGAGTTTGTAGATCGTCCGTTGTATTTCGTCTGCCATAATAAAACAAACTCCCCAGTCTGTCTATAATAGCATAGTAAAGATAGTAGTTTTTCGATAATTGCAGAATGTTAATAACTTTTTTAGGTAATTGTAAACAAGTATCAAAAGAAAAGTTATATTTACACTTCAAAAGCGAATAACATGACAAACACTTTAACTGAAAAATTAAAACCTACTATTGATTATTTAAGGCTTAGAATGAGAGTGATTGAAAGGCTTTCGCATATTACTAAGCACGAGATAGGATCACACGGGATTATTAAAGATTACAGTACAAAAAAGAAAACATTTATGTATTATGATTGTACAATAGAAAAATATATGAAGTGTACTATAAATATTCATTTGGTCGGATTCACCTTGTCTAACATAAGGGAAGATAAAAAAATGGTTATTGTAAAGAGAACAATTGAACTGGATAAATATAAACATTAACCAATGAGAAAGTATCTAGGTCAATTTATAATAACGTTCATCCTGTTCGCAGTAATGGCAGTAGTTACTAGCTTGGCATCAAAACCTGATCTAAAAAATGCCCCATTTATAATATTTGGTATTGCTTACATAGCTTGTTCGGTTAATGCTTATTTTATTATCAAAAAACAGAATGCAAAATAAAGAAACCAGAGGCGGCTCCCGTCCCGGCTCGGGCCGTCCCAAACTCCCACCTACAAAAGTACTTGCATACAGAGTGCCTATATCGAAAGCTATTAAGATTGATAAAGCTATAAGGAAACTATTAACTGGATTGCTTCTTTAACTTCTTATAATCCTCATTTTTCTGCTCAACTTCCTGAATGAATAAAGACAACTCCTGGTAATACTCCCCAGTGGTATATTGAAACAACCTATCACGTTCTGATATTACCCCGTTTGTTATACTTCTCATCATTAGTTGCATTGATCGTTCCGAATCTGCTGCTTTCTGGATCTCTTCACTGAATGAACTAAATTTCTTTTCTACTGCGCTGAAGCAATTTGGGAAAGTTGATTTAAGAACGCTGAATACCGTTCGGTGATACCGATCTGATGTTTCAAAAAAAAACCATGCATCTCGATGTCGGCCTCCAATAGTGACATTTTCTTTATCTGCAAATTATTATCAAACGAATCTATTGGCTCATCGTTAAGAGTGAAATAAACACAGACAAGCGAACTCATTTGCTTTATCGCATCAGTAGCATTGTTAGCTTTACTCTCGAAGTCAAGAACATTTGCATACGCTTTCTCATATCTATCTATGTCCTGCGACTTCAGTATAGTTTTCAATCCTGATATGTGAGAAGTTAAATCATCTTTACTCAACCCTAAAGCGTACAGTGAAGTTATTTTAGTTGCTGCAAAGTTGCGAGTATAAGGCATTGCAGTTAAATCAGAGAACGACCACCACTTATTACCATCCTTATCAGTATACATTAAATTCATTACAGATTTTGTTCCTGTAGCTGAATTTAAGTAACTTCTTTCTTTACCGTTATCACTCTCGAGCTTCCACATTATACTTTGTTTAATTTAGCGAATGCGCCATGTTTAATTATTGCGGCCTCATTATATGCCAAAGCAGCATCCTGCTCCATATCAAATGCACCTACTAATGTTGTGAGCTTATCTTTGCGAATATGTACAACCCATTTTCGCCATCTTTTGTCAAAACTAACACCAAGATATTTAGATTGTGAAATTTTACTTGATTTTCTATTAGCGTTATTTTGAGAGTATGTTGATGCCCTTAAATTATTACGTTGATTATTTAATCCATTACCATCTTCGTGATCACATAATACACCTGAAGTCAATCCTAATATCTCTCTATGCAATAAAACAAACTTGTCTCCTTTTCTTCTTTTTAAATATATAGTGCAGTTACGTTTAGCTAAACACCATTTATTATTTTCAACAATATCTTTATCACACTCATCATATAAGACTGTAAAAGATTCTCCTTTTTTATTTGTTATAACTAATTCTATCATTTCATATTATTTAACGATAACTTCAACATTGACCTACTAAACATTATCACACTCGCTTGCATCAAAATTATTAAATCTTCATCACTATACAGCTCAAACTCATCTTCGATTATATCAACAATAGTTTTAAAGATACTATATTCCAGTGAAAAGTTGATGCACATATCTTTAATTTCGAGGGCTGAGTATGTCGGCTTCATACTTGGTTAAGGTTTGCGAACTCACCATGTATTTCTATTGCAGCTTTGTTATAAGCTAGTGCAGCATCTTCTTTACTCTTGTATGTACCTAAATATTTAGTATTACCACTCTTCCCAATTCTTGCAAACCATGTTTTACTTTTCGCCGATGTAGGAAAAACTCCAAGATAACCCGATTCGCCTGTACAAATCCTGTTTGAATTATTATCAGACCTGGTTGCAATGCGTAAATTATACCTTTGATTGTTCAACCCGTTTCTATCCATGTGATCAGGAAATAATTCAGGCGAAGTGTTATCAATGCCTAAAATCAATCTGTGCATAAATACCAATCTACCATACTTGCCTATTTTTCTATGAGCGTAAAAAGTATTTTTGCTTTTATGTGCGTACCACTTCCATTGGTTTAAAAAATCATAATCTTCATCGTCAACCAATGCAGAAAGCCCTCTTGTAAGTACTATTTCTTTCATACTTAAATATAAATAATTTACTCCGAATCATACATTTTATTATCCAAAAACTTTCTAAGAAATGTCCAGTTAAAATACCTAAAGCAAGCGAGCAAATGCCCTTTGTGCTTATCTTTTGATTCATCAATTATACCGTTCTCGTCTACTTCTGTTTCTTCAATATCAATTATCAAATGCGGGACACGATCAGAAAAATGATAATTCTTATGCTTACCTAATAAAGAATTGCTTAATACTCTTGTGCTTTTTATTGGAGGGTTTGCAGCCGGAAGCCGAAATTGACCCATCCCTAATTTAAGTTCTTGCTTTATTATTTTATAGTATGATAAATCTTTCTTTAACGCTGTTCTTGATTGTCCACTAGCATCACCAGTAACAAGTAATGGCTTATCATAATAGTCAGCCGATATTCTTGCACATACTTCGTAAACATCTGAGTTCATCAATCTATACTCATCCAATATTCTTACATCTTCCATGCCGTCACATTGGCCAACTAAGCAAGTGATAGGGTCAACATTAAAATCCCACGAAAGCAGTATAGGTAAATGCGGTATTGCTTGCAATCCCTTTACTACATGACGAGAACGATCGAAATTATAAATGAACTTATTAACTGCCAATGTAACATCTTCGGCCAAGAACTCACACCTGAACGTTGATTCATCTAACTGCTGACGGGCTGCATCTATCTCAGTAGGATCAAGAAACGGGTTATCGTAAGTTGTAAAAGTCCAATTCATCCAATCCGGATCAATTAGTTTAGCAAGCTGCTTGAAATATGTACTCCCAAACTTCGGAGTTGATAAGAACCAAGCATCACCTTTCATGTCAGTTAATGTAGGCCGTATAACATTTTGCCAACCTTCTTTCAGATTCCTTGCGACTTCAACCTCATCCAGTACTACTCGTTTATATTTACGACCTCGTATGGAGTTTGGATCTTCCAGCGACCAGAAGTCAATCACACCTCCTGATAGTAATTCAATTCGCTTCTCTGTTTCTGATTTTGATTTAGTAATTCCGTAAACGATATTATTTGTTGCTCGCCAAACATCCATCAACATTTTATAAGTTGGGGCAAAGTACGCAACCGGATAACCGTTCAATGCTCCGTTAGTTTTATCTTCAGGCGATAGCAGTAACTCTTCAGAAAGTTTAGTTTTACCCCACCTACGGCCACATTTCAAAGTATTGAAACGCCTTCGTTCTGATAATACTTTCTGCTGGCCAGGATGTAGTTCATCCATTCGTATTTGGAAGGGTTTGTTAGACAAGATGTGATTTGTTTTTCACTCCGTTTAATAGTCTGTAAGTATGCCAGACATAGATGCCATTCATTCGTAACACATCCATCCCCGCAGCAACTATTTTCAAATGATACTTGTTATCAACTCCCAAACATCCGTCATCGAACTTAACACGATCCCAAGTACTTTTGCGGATAACCATTAAGAAACCTGAGATTGGTTTCTTAAGTATAGTTGTTTTATATAAATCACGCTCCCAACGTCCAGCTACCCATATATGATTTCGTATAGAATCATCCTCATCACATCTACCACTAGCTAACTGCTCCCCATTAGCTAACCGATTCGTATAACAAGTCAATATCCCCGCATTCGGAAACAACTCAGTATAACGTGATATATGACGGATAGTATCAGGAAGTAGAAACAATGTGTCGTGATCTTTCAAACATACCCAATCATCAGCATTGTAGTACTTCATAGCTTCGTTGTAAGCTCTGCCGAGATTCTTTTCGTTATCGTATGGTGAGATTATGTGGAGCATTAAGCGGTACTATTTAAACATTTTTCTTTTTAGCATTACTAAGTCATCCATTAAAGATTCAAGATTTCTTAATTGCTCCTTGCACTGTTTTATAATTTCCTTCCCAGCCAATATTCTACTTTCAATTTCATCTATCTTTTTATTAACTAATCCTTCTGCTGCCTTCATATCTTCAACTTGGCATACAGGGCAATTAACCATATTAAAATTAGGATGCTTTTCACAGCTTCCGAAGGTTAGATTCATACTTTCACTTTGTTATTTACTAAATGCGGTTTCCCTTTCCCTATTCGATCAGTTTTTACAATTACTTTCTCAACCCATTCGAGCGGCAATACTTTCGATACGTCTTGAATGAATCTATAATCTGCTGCCGGCAATCCATCAAACATAGCTATATTCTTTTTACTATGATGTAAGATAATACAAGGCATACCAATTAATCCACGCTTAATGGTTTTATTTCTCATCTGAACTAATCCAGGTTTACGCATCTGCCCTCTGAGGAACTGGCAGATAATACCTACTTCGGGGTTGGTTAAGTGACGAACTATATCACTGATTGCAGACTTACTATGTATGAAGTCATCGTCATCAATAATTATAAACCAGCCTTCATTAACCTGCTCTTTAAGTTCATTCAAATAAAGATTCCAGTAATAACCTTCTGTTCCTTTCTGCACTCGTATCTTATCGCACCAATCAGGAATATAATTACATTCGAAATCATAACTTACAATTACCCTGATATTCTTATACGTTTGTTGCTGGATAGATTGCAGACAGCGCTGGAATAATATCGGACGCTGCGAAGTTCGGATCAGTATGTTAATTAGTGGTTGCATTTAGCTGGCTGCATTCTGGAATCCATAATATGTATTTGCCTATAATGCTCGTACACTAAATCTCTTGCCTGACCAAGTTTAATTACTGCATTTGTTAGGTGTTCACTTGCGCCAGACTGCTCTATAACTCCTATCGCAAGAGTGATAGCCGTTTCTGCATTTGACATTAAATCCATTCTGTTCGGTTGGCGAAATGGTTGCGGTATTGGTACTACTTCCCAATCTCTATATTTATCTTCAGTTTTATCGTATGTCTGTTTGTCGCATTCTACCCATTCGTTAGACTCAAAAGAGTACATTTTGTAAATTGTTTGTTCCATATATTTATGTTTTATTTACTTTCTCAATAATCGCATCACTTAATCGTTTCCCAACTATCCTATAATCAAACTTCCGTATAAGATCCAAAGCATTACCGGAAAGATACTTTGCATACTGCTCGTTACTTAATAGCTTAAATATCCCCGCTCGCATAGCTTCACTATCACCTTCTTTAACTCTGATACAAGTGAAGTCATCTATCGCAAACGAAGAGTTACAAGGTGTCTCTGTGCATACCACAGGTACACCACAGGCCATTGCTTCAGCTACTGGATTACACCACCCGCCTCTGACGTGACCGTCTACAAACACCCTACTATCGCATAGGAACTTCTTTAAGTCGTCTTGCTTAATCCCTTTACGGTAGTATGATTTATTACTGATCTTCCCGATTGCTTCAGCCACAGTCTTGCTATCCTTACGAGGGCGTGGATCGTTAGACCACGAAACATCAAACATCTTCTTTCTAACTATTGGCTTGAATTGAGTAGTATTGATACCGCCTATTGACGGACCGCAATCAGGATTGAAATATCTGATAACTTCCAACTGCCAATCTGAATCAGCCAGCGGCCAATAGTTAGTTATTAACTCGTGGTGAACGGGTGAAACAAACTGACCGTTGATTCTGGATTTATCAAACCCTAACATACAATAGGCTTTTACTTTCGCTTCAGCTCGTTTGAATAGTTCGTAGTACTTCTCATCAGGATCGTCAATGAAGATCAAACAATCTAATGGCTTTATCTTATCATTCGATTCCCATTGGCAGATGTTAGGCAACCAACCTAAGTCTTTACCATGATCAGTGTAGATAGTTACATCATGGCCTAAGTCAGTAAGTATGTTACCGTTCTCGATCACTTCTCTGACCGATCCGAATATTCCGCCTGTTCGTATAAGAAAGCCGATTGTCATTCGGGTAAGTCTTTACAAAATTGAATTACTTTCATAACCAAAAATACTCCAATTCCACCAAGTATAAATCCCATTGAAAAAGTTAGTACATACATGAGTGAATTTTAAGTTTCTTAATCCTAAAAAATGCTATAACATGATCTTGATTCCCTACTAAATAAAGTTTATGGTCAAGAAAAAGCGAAGTGCCGTTACTAAAAAAGAAACAACATATATCACCTTCCTTAAATTTATAACTCCAGCTCATATACTTAAATTTTTCTTTATTATCTCTTCAGTCATCTTCGCATGATATCTTCTTGTCACCCTACCAATATACGGATCTAACAACGAGCCAATATCAATCATAGTACAATCTTCTGGGCCGTCATAGATAACCGGGACTGATAGACGGGATGCTGCGAATAGATAAACGCAACCAGTATATCCCTTAACAATCCTATCCAGTACATACCTGTAATCCATGAAACAATTCTTTGGCCTTACCTCTATAAAATCCCATGACTTATTGAATGATCGTTTCTCGTAACTACTAATTAACACTACCTCTCGTTTCTGTAACGACCTAAAGAACGGAGCTAATTCACCCGCTTCCGAAGCGTTATGAAATACGTCAGCATTAAGCCAATTAATATCAGGTATCACTGAGGCAAACTCCGGTATAGTTAAACTGAATGGCTGTAAAGCATTGAAGTGACCGGGGTTTAAATTATCAACTATTGATTTAATCTTAGTAGTCAGCGCAGGGTAAACTTCATGCTCATTCTTACCGATTACAATATCACTACCTAAGTAGCAATGAAACTCACCATCACCGAAGCGAAGGAACTTAAAGTTCTCGCCTGAGTCTAAGCGACTACAGTAGAAAGATAGTAGGACGTTTTGGATCTTCAAAGCTCAATCGGTAGCTCCTCACCGGTTAATGCAAAGTAAAGGTTTTGGAGCTGGTGAACGTATTTTAATTGAACAGCATCGGCTATCACTACTCCGTTTAAGTTATCTGAGTACACTCCCCAAACGTAAGGCGTATTTGTATCTATATGTTTAATATACATTAATCCTAAATAGCAGCCATTATGATGTTGCTTAAACCCTAATTTATTAACAAGAAGTTCTGCATTTAGTACAACTCCAAAATAATTATGAGCGTAATTTTTATTAATTATTAAATCAAAATCTTCAATATCAATAGTAACTATTTCGTCATCACCTGTATTTGGATTTTTCCATAATAATAAGCTACCTATTCGTATTTCATTACTCTGTATCATTTCTCGTACATTGATTTATGTTTAAATATCTCAGCAACTACAGGCTGCACTATCCCCCAACTATTCACACCAGTTGATATTGAATTACGATCTTGAATAAATTCCTTCACATCAGTTTTCTTACTGATAATTTTATTATCCGGTATTAATTCACCTTCGATGCCCAAGTAATTACAATACGCACTCTTAACAATAACATCATGTGCAAAGTTATCCAATACTTTCTTAAAGTCTTTACGATATACTAACGGATAATGCCCATCGAAATTCTTAGTAGGTTTACCGAATGATTGCAACTGCTTCAGTAACGGCCTTGCTCCTGATTCACCAACCGAAGCCAGATCACCGTGATAGTAATATTTAAATGTAGGCGGCTCAAGTAAGAA